CCTTCAGTACTAGCTTCTTTTTTTAAAGGTTGTTCTAAATCAAATGGATTATTTATAATATCTGATTTCTCTTTTTTTTCTTCTTCTTCTGATATAATAGATTGTTTTTCTTCTTTATCTTTTTGAATTTTTTCTTTATCTTTTTGAATTTTTTCTGGTTCTTCAGATGTTGTTGGGTTTTTTAATTCAAGCAACGATTCTTTGATGAAGTCTTTATCATCCTCTTCAGTAATTTTTTCTTGTAATTTACTATTTGATGATTTAAATAACTTATCTCTTATAATAATCAGATATTCATAGTAACCTTCAACAGCATCAACTTTTAATAATTCTTCCATATCAGGGTCTTCTTCAACCCCTTTTTTTTTTGTAAATCCGTTGTTTTTATCAAAATATTTTTCTATAGTTTTAATTCCATCATCAAACTTTTTAATTTTTCTTTCGATTGAAAATCTTAAGGACAAATTTTTAATAGCAGAAGGTTCTTTACTATCTAAACCAATATTATTAAGTTTATCCTCTTCTTCTTTAATTTTCTCCTTAAATTGTTCTGGTTGTTCGTCATATTTTTTACTGAAATCAAATATATTTAATGGTTCATAAATATCAAGTTCATCTATTATTTTTTTATATTCTTCTATGAGTGGTGTAGCATGTTTAATTTCATATTTACCACCTTTCATATAATATATAAATAATATTAATATTAATTAATTAATAATATTATTTATTTAAGATTTAAAATCTAGTAAGCAAGACAAAATGCTTAATTGGAGTAGGCAAGACCACCCATACCACTCATGACACGGAGGACGTTGTAGTTAGTGGCATAGACACGTACCTTGGCGGTGTTGGTACCGGAGACGGTAGAGTTAGAAAGGACAAGTTGAAGAGTAGCGTTGTCAATTCTGGAGAAGTTACAGCTACCGGAAGGTTGGTGTTCCTCAGGGCGAAGAGCGAAGGAATAAACGTTGATACCGGTATCAGGGGCGCGTGTGTGGGCTTGGAAAGGTTGTACTTGGTCGAAGTAAGTACCTTCACGCTCAGAGAAGCGGTCTTGGCCGTTAAGTTGAAGCTTGGCAACAACTACAGGGTTAAGACCCCAACAATGCATGTCAAGGGCACTCTCGGCAAGGACGAAAGTTCCGGCATCAGATACACCTGAGACGTTGTCAGATTTAAGTTCTCCATATCCAGTAGCGTCGGCCTGGTCAGAGTAAGCTTCGGCGGAGCCGGCGGCGATATCAGAAGCTCCTGGGTCTTGGAAAAGACCAGAGGCATTGATGAAACCAGTGGCACCAGTGATAGCGGTTTCACCTCCGTAAGCATGAAGAGCATTAGGAAGAGCATCAATGGCATCAGTGTAGTTGAAAGGTTGGGCACCAAGAGCCTTGTAAAGAAGGCTACCTCCTTGAAGGGAAGCACAGTAATCAACGTTAGCGTCAGGTTGGACAACCCAGATAAGTTCCTTACAAGGGTGGTTGAAGTTAAGACGGATCTTGTTGGAAGAAGAACCGACAGATTCATCACCTGTGAATTGAAGTTGCTCAATCAAGTACTCATGAGGGTTTTGTGCCATTCTGCGGCGCTCATCAGTATCCAAGAAAACGTAATCAACGTAAAGAGAAGCAGCTACGAGGGATTGGTTGTAAGCTGAGGTAGCTTGTGCGGAACCCTCAGCAAGGGACAAGTTATCAACAGCCCACAAGCACTCATCGATAGGACGAATGTCAAGGTTGATCTTGACCTCGTGGTATTGAAGGGCAATCAAAGGAAGGGCAAGTCCAGGGTTGCGGCAGTACCAGAATTGGAATGGTACGTAAAGAGTAGTTTCAGGAAGAGCGTTACGAGGAGCGCAAACTTGGGCAGGAGCATCAGTTCCACCGCAAGGTCCATCTACGTTGGCGAATTCAGGGTCAGTGATGTAGGTAAGTTGAGTAGTATTACCAATCATCTTGAAGTATCCGCGTTGTTGCTCGGAAGTCATGGTAAGTTGGTTCCAGATGTGCATCCAGTCACCATATTGACGGTCGATACGTTGGCCACCAATTTCAACCTCAACTTGAGCGATAAGTTGCTCACCGGGGAAATCCAACCAACGAGCATATTTGGCTTCACCGGTAGCAATCTCAGGAAGAGTTACCTGAAGATAGGTGCGGTAAGCAAGATCACCATTTCTAGTGATAGTACATGTTACACGACGGCCGAAATCAGCTTGACCGTTGAAAGTTTGCTCAATGGATTCCATTGAGAAATTTGTGTATCTACGATAAGTAACTTTCCAGAAGGTAATCTGAGGATTACCAGTAAGATATACGTCTTGTGCGCCATAGGCTACGAGTTGCATGAGACCACCACCCATATTATAATATAGCTAAAGATAAAAAATTTTTTAAAAATACTTTAATTAATTTAATTAATTATTACTTTGATAAAAATTTTTGAATATTTGAATTTGATTTTATGAAGGTTTTAAGGTAAGAGTCTTCAAACACTTCTTTTTTTTCTCCATGTTTCTTTTTAAATATATAATTATCATCATTCTTATTAATAGTCCAACCATTTTCTAATGCGTTATAAATAAAGACTATTTTAGCAAGCTTTTCTTCGTCAATGATCTTATCCATATATTTTTTATAGAAAAGTATTGTAAATTTTTAATGTAAAAATAAACATAAAAGTAACGTTAATATTATTATATGCCTAATTTCAAGCCTAAAACAACGAAAAAAATAGAGGTTGATTTTAGAAGTTCAATCACGTTAGATGGAAAACATAATGATATACTAAATGATATATATATAGAGGAAAATGAAAAAGCACCAGATTTGTTAAAGAAGAAAAAATATTTAGAAGAGATATTAAATTCAGAAATGTATAGTTCAATTGATGAAAAATTAGAGATTGAAGATAAAATAAAAGAAATAAAGTTAAAAAGAAAAAATATAAAAAAAAAGAAAAAGGAATATTTGTTAGAAAATGCTAAAGATGTATTCACATATTTTGAAAATAAGAAAAATATAGGTAAGACAGAAAATAAAAGTAAAAAATTAAATAGTTTTTTTAAGATTGATTCTAGTAACAACTCAGAAACAGATGACACAACAACAAATATAGTGAATTCATATTTAAGTCGTATAAATTCAGATTTGATAGATGTTAATAATTTTGTAGTACCTACTAATATATGTGATACTTGTAATAAAGGTGAATTAATACCAATGGAAGAAGAAGGGATATTAATATGTAACAAATGTTCAAAAAATAAGCCTTATTTAATAGAAAATGAAAAGCCTTCATATAAAGAACCACCAAAAGAAGTATGCTTTTATGCTTACAAAAGAATAAATCATTTTAGAGAAATATTAGCTCAATTTCAAGCAAAGGAAACAACTCAGATACCAGAAACAGTAATTGAGGATATAAAAAATCAAATTAAAAAGGAAAGAATCTCTACATCATCAATATCAAATGCTAAAGCAAAGGAAATACTAAAAAAATTGGGATACAATAAATATTATGAACACATACCATTTATTAAAGATATAATAGGAATAAAACCTCCTGTAATGACACCTGAACTAGAAGATACTTTATGTAATTTATTTATGGATATTCAATCACCCTATGCGAAGTATTGTCCTGATGATAGAGTAAATTTTTTAAATTATTATTATACTGTTTATAAGTTGTGTGAGTTACTTGGACAAAATCAATTTCTTCCTTTTTTTCCAATGTTAAAAGATAGAGAGAAGAGAATAGAACAAGATAATATTTGGAAAAAGATATGCAATGAATTAGATTGGGAATTTATACCTACAATTTAGTTACCAGTCAATTCCGTTATTTTCATAATGATAATCGTATGAACAACTAGTATCTTCATTATAATCGGTATGTGGTGTTTTTTCACCATAACATATTTTTGTAAATTGTGGATTATCCATAATACAGCATTTAAAATCTTGAGGGGTATACCTATCTGTATATTCATAGTAGAAACAATACTCGCATTCCTTCCTCCTCCTCCTAAGGTGACAATAACAATTAGGCATTATGTAATTTTCATAAACAAAATCATTATACAATTCTCTTTTATGATAAAGATAAGAATAGTATTCTTTTAATACTTCATAAGCAATATCATTTTTCATGTATGATTGGATGATATTACAAATTTCATTTGGCAAATAATAAGGAATTACTTCCTGAACTATTAATAGTGGAGATGACATATTATTTTATATAGGAATATATATATATAAAAAATAATCAATTTTATATATATATGTACTATTATTTAATCAGCAACATATGTAGATTGTGGCAGACATATTTTATATGATAATATTTTATATGATAATATTTTATATGATAATATATATATAAAAATTAATCTTTTTTATATATAATTATGATACCGAAAAAACAAATTGGAGAATTAATAATAGCTTCATACGCGTTTTTACTAAGTGGATTAACAATAATATCAGGTAAATACATGAAATATGATGAAGAACTTGTAAAAGAAATATTAAGAACTTGGATTTAATTATGGTTTGATTTCACTTTTTATTTGATCAGGAGTGGGGACATATGTTGGAGATGTAAATTTATATTGACATGATTCAGATTGTTTAATAAAATTGTATTTTAATAATTGATGAATACTTTCATGATGATCATCTAACATTTTCTTATGTTTGGAAAATTCATTATTCATATTATACATATTATATTCGTGTCTTTCTAATCTTAGACTATGAAACATAGTTGAAAAGGAAATTAATAGTACAAGAATTACGACAGTACGTATAGTAAATTTGTGACTTTTATAATTACTATCAAGCCAATCTATATCGTATAAATCACTTTTTAGTTTATTATAACCATTAATAAATTGTTCTGTATATTCTTTTATTGTTTCTTTAAAATCTACACTTACAATTTCATTTTTGATTTGATTTCCTGATAAATCAAGTATTAAAATTTCATTATCTGAAGCGTCAGACATAAGTATAGACATAGTTATTATAATTAATCTGTTTTTAAGTAAATTTATATTATTAGTTTAAGATAACAATTAAAAAAATGTTAATAATTTATGATTAAAATTATTAATATTGTATTAATAATAATATTTTTGATATTATTATTCCGATTAGTATATTTATATTTTGATGATACACATATTTTAAATATTATAGATAGGGATAACATATATAGGACTATTTATAATGATAATAAATTAATATTTAATTATACAGATGATTTGGAAGATGAAGATTATTATAAGTATTTATCATTATGTGAAAATGAGATACTTCAATTAAGTAATGATTTGAGAAAAACAGAATTGAAAAAAAAAGATAGTAAAAAAATATCAGAAAAAATAATCATGAAAAATTTAAATAAATTAGATTATGTATTTCAAAGATTAGGGTATATAGATACTTTTCTGTTTAAAATACCAATACTTGAGGAGATAAATGATAGAATAACATTTTACTATAACTATATGAACGAAAGTAAATACATAAAAATAAGTAATATACCTGTATATCAAGTATCAAAACACCATCACGCAGTAGAATATGTATATAAAATGTTTAAATCAAATCCTGGAACAATACTACATGTTGATACACATGCTGATATGAATCCAATAAAAAATAATAAAGAATTTTTTAAAGAATATATAGAAAATTCTAATAAGAAAAGTACAATAAAAAAATATAATGATTTAGTTACAGACATTGGAGGAGTTCTTGTCCCAATGTTATTACCATATAAAAAAAATAATGGTATTTTTTGGATAACTCCTGATTGGGTAACGGAACCATATAATAGTTCAGATATCAAAATAGCTTTAAATGAAAGCGATGCTTATTTTTATGGTGGCACATGTCCAAAATATACAGTGAAAGTAGATAAAGATATAAAGGATGGTGTTGATCTAGATGTATATTTTACTACGTCAAACGTTAAATACGCAGTAAATAAAATAGATAATATTTCAGATAATTATATTTTAAATATTGATCTTGACTATTTTGTTTGCTTTGGAGGGCCTTCATATGGTAGTGGAGGTAATGATGCTATATCTCATTATAGGACAATACTAGACTTAGGGTACGCATTAAAAGATGATAAAGAATCAGAAAAGAAGGAAAAAGAATTATATTGTGAAATGGATTACATCTTAAAGAGAATAGATAATTTTTTAATTTTTATTAAAGAATTAAAGTTAAAAAATAAGACACCATCTATGATAATTATTTGTGATAGTACTAGAATGAGTTTCAGTAACTATAAAAATAATGATAAAAATGATAGTGAAATAGTACATGAATTTATGCCTAAGTATTTATGTTTTTGGGTCCATAATATAGTTTTAACTAATTTAAAAAAGGTACTTGATTAATATATAATGTAATAAAATTAAATATTAATTAAAGATTTAATGTTTGCGAGCGCGTCTGCGGGACTTGCGGGCCTTGCGGGAAGCCTTAACATGGACAGAGGCACGTGCCTTATGGGCAACGCTCATGGCCTTGCGGGCACGGCGTTCAGCGACCTTAGCTTTCTTTACTAAAGCCATAGCCTTACGGGTAGCTCTCTTGGCGCGGGAAGCACGGGCGCGCATAGTTTTCTTGCTCATCTTAGATTTGGATTGGTGGACTTTACGGGTTCTTGCCATTATAAAATACGCAGAGAAAAAAAAATCATGTCAAATATTTTTTATCTATTTTCAAATTTGTCCTAAATTTAAGTAAATCTAATTCTCTCCCAACTGTAGGGAAATTATCAAAACCATAAATATCTTGAAGTAAAAGCCATTCAAACACCCCCCCTACGTAAATATGAATATTTAAAAATCCAAATTGAATTAATTTTTTACATTTTGTGTATGTTGATTCGTCTAAAGTATTCTCCCCATATATTATTATACATGCGTTAGAATCACCATTATTTATTAAATCGTTGATTGCTCTCTCTTCGTCGTTATAATTTATGGTATTTTTAATTAAACATGATTGTTTATTTAGGGGTAATGTATTTATAATTAAATATCCATTTTTTATTCCGTATTGAACATCCTCGTATCCAATTTTACTTATAGATATTTCATTTCCCATATAGTTTATTAATTCTTATATTTAAATAATATTTTTCGAAAGAAATTATATGAGTAGTGAAGATATTTGGAATAATTATGAAGAATTAAGTAGAGCTTTGAAAGAACGAAAGGAACACCACACAAAAAGGTATACACGTAGCAGTAGTGACGTGCAAAAATATGAAGATATGAAAAAGGAAATAACACAAAAGTCAAAAAGTCCAAC